CAGACTTCAATGGCGACCTGAAACCGAAAGACAAACCAGGAAGTAAGGTAAGTTTGATTGGTGCAACGTATAAGCCTATTGGAAAAAACAGTGAAGGACAGACTGTTTTTGAGGATGAAAACGGTGGGCGTAGTGTGCTTAGGGGTAACGTTCGCGTAGCGGAAGGCGCTACGATTAAGCAGACGCGAGATGGAATGGATGTTCCGTTTTTCAATGCCAAAGACAGACTGGAACGATACAAGACGGTTGAAGAAAAGCAATCAGATCAAGATTCCGCAAAGCCAGTTCGTGACACCGTGTCACAAACTCAGCAAAGCGAGTCTGTTCCTGCAGGAGCGGTTGGTGAGCGTGTAAAGATGATGGATACGCCAGTAAAGCGATCCGATCTGCATACGGATGAGTTCAACATACGACACGAACTGTTTGAGTCAGAGGATGGAAAGAGTGGGATTGTCAGCTCAGTAGACGAAGACTCGGGCAATGTCGTGTCGATGAAGAAGTACCCAAGCGTTGACGCAGCACAAAATGCGTTTCGCAAGGCGAAAGGGGAGGTAGAGCAACCGACTCGTGACACCGTGTCACCAACTGTTGAGCAACCAAAGAATCAGGGTAAAAAGTCTGTTGAGACTAATGCTCAAGCAGAGTGGGACGTAATACAAGACACCAGCCCAACAGGCGGCGGAAAGTTTTATCGGGAAGACCCAAACCCGAATCTTAAACCATCGCAAAGAGTATCCACCCGCGTAGCGGTAGACCCATCCGAAGGTGTTGTTCTTGTTACTAAAGATCAGTTCGGTAACGCGATCAAGCCCGACACGCTTAAGGCAAGGAAGGAGTTTATTGACGGAGCGAAAGAAGGAGCAACGTTCAGGCGTCCAGGCTTCAATAAGAACGCGCTGTTTGAAGTTGGGAAAGACGGAAAGGTATACTCTATCGAGTCTAACTCAAAGCGAGAGTCGGGTAGTGTACAGAGCTTGGTTAATAGTATTCAAGCTGGAGATATACAAGAGCTGACAGCACCAGTAAAGATTGAAAGGGTTGCTGATAGCAGTGCAGACAAGACTCCAGTCAAGCGTTTCGATAACGGCGTGACCATCACTGCGCAGAAGGACAAGCAAGGCAACTCCGTCCCTGTTACGTTCCATGAAGGCAGGGAGATTGTGCATGTTGTTGACGATAAAGGTCGAGGAGCATGGTTCTATAGGTCGTTTACTGGGAAGGGCGGTAAGCAGCAAGGAAGGTGGTATCCCGTTGGCGGTGTAGCAAGCAGCAAGGACGGCACAAGCAGCTGGATCATCAAGGGAGATCCTGTTAACGATAAGGGATTCGGAAGACCTGACTTGGCGAAACTGGAAGACATGGTGAACGATGTCTTGCCGGCGTCCGATGAAGATGTTGATAAGTTCCTCGGTTCGATTGGTTCAAAGGCAAGCGTAGAGAACACAAAAGCCCCGTCGCAGTTTACTGAATCACCAAAAAGCGGTTCGTATTCTCAAGAAGAAATGGGTGCTGTTCTGCAGAAATGGAAGGATGATTACCTGACTCCCGTCTGGGGGAAGCGAGCCGTAAAGAAACAAACTGAAAGTGAAGCGAAGCCATCTCGTGACACCGTGTCACAAGAATCGCAACGTAACCAGGAGGTGAAAGATGCTCCACAGATCGAGAAGGGAGGTGATCCTAATGAAGTGCAAACCGAAGGGCGGCAAAGGTCGACCGAAGGGCAAGTAAGTCCTAAAGACGAAGGTCAGACGACGGGGGAAACTCCGTCGCCTGATTCTTCTGAAGTGCAAAAAGCAGTCAGCGGTCTAGAGAAGATGTACGGCGAAAAGGTGCGTCTTGTCGACACAGACAAGCTGTCGGAAGAACAGCAGGAAGCGGTAAGGCTACTTGGTGACGGATTTCGTTTTGTGGTGGCTGGTCGTGTTGCGGGGCGATCACATGAGTTGTATGTGACATCGCTTCGCAAGGCTGAAGTTATTGTGCTTCCTCCTCAAAACACGAGCGATGTTTTATATGCGTCAGATTTTTCCGTGTCTGCTTCAGAAAGCGAAGGTAACAGCTACTCCTTACTGGAGTCTTTGCTGGCTGGGGTTCCTGTTGTGTCGACGCAAGTTGGTTTATTGAACACTAATCCGCAATTGGCAAGAATTACAGAGCCAAATGCAAAAGCTATTGCTGAAGCGATTCTTCTTGACTGGAGCGATGTTCATGGAAGAGTTATGCGAGCGTGCAATTCTCGCAAGTGGATTGAAGACAACGCGAGCGTAGACGTTTTTATGA